GCGTTGATCCGCGCCGGCGTTCGGGACGTACATGATCAGGCCCGACCCGTCGTCCAGGTAAACCCTGTATTGATTGGAGGACCGTACAATCGTTGAATCGGTGATGTGCTCCCGGGCGAGCGCAATTAATGGCTGAATAGCCTGTGAGACAGTGGCGCCAACGAAGTCACCGAATACGTCGGTGCGCGACATGCTCGTGATACCCAGATCATCGAAGGCATAAATAGTGTCGAGCCGTTGTGGGGTGAACAGCTTTCCGCCGGTCTTCTCCCCAATCAGTTTCAGATTCCAGTCTGTGATGTTCGCGCCGAAAAGACCCTTGGTTTGCCGTCCGGTAGTAATCGTCAAAACTTGCCCCGTAACGCTGTTTAGCCCGGTTATCTCGTCACCGATGCCGAATTCAGCGGCGCCCAGGAACCCGTTGATTGTCATCGGCTCGCCCTGGACAGAGTGAACCAGGGACCCGCCCGGGTACGCCAGGAAGAGATGGTTGTTGTGCTCCGTGACCAGGTACGCCAGGTTCAATGCCGGCTGGTCCGTGATCGGATCCAATGGCAGAAGGATCGGGGATACCACGTTGTTTTCATCGATCTCGAATGGCGCGGATACTCCATTGACACCGTACGTGCGATACGTGTCGGAGCCGCCATAGAAGTTCTTGTTGACGAATTGGTAATGGCCTCCGACCTCGAATGCGAAAGTTTCGCTGTCCCCGTCGGCTACCGCGACCGTGACAGCCGAGACTTGCAGATTCTCGGTGTCCGTGAAAGGCCCGCCGGTGACGCCGGTGAGAACGATGTACCCGTAGGCATCATTGGTACCCGTGGCGCCGCCGTGGGTAATAACGCGGTGGACGGTGCCAGAGGCACCGGAGCTCGCGCCGGTAAGGGTGGCCCCCTCGGCCGGCAGCGGCTGGGCAGTACCTCCACCGCCAGTATTGAAGTAAATGTAATCCGTCATGGTCACGCCGGTCGTGGTCCATCCGGTGGCGCTTGCCAGGTGAAGAATGCCAGCGGTTCCGCCGGCGTTGTTGCGAATCGCATACACGTTCGCGTCACGCTGCCAGACGCCGTTCACGTCTCCATTGCCCGGCACCACGTCGATATCAAGGCGGTAGAGATCCTGGGCCGCCAGGTTCCATGTACCTTCGAGAATTGAAGTCGGGGCGTACCCGTCGATCGGGAGGCTATCGATGGTGAAGGCTGCTGTGTTCACGGCCTCCCCGTTGGTGAACGTGCCGGTCACCTTGGTGACACCGATGACGTCCGATCCAAACGAGCCGTCGTCGAGCCAGATGCCAACTACCGTCCCGGTTGCAGCAGAGCTGTCACCTGTCACGGTATCGCCCTCAGTGAGGCCAGAGGCGTCTGAGACCTGGAATCCTACGAAGGTCTGCTCGCTCGGCTTAGGGCTCCCATCGAAGCGTTCATATCCTGCGATGCGGCGATACCCGCCGTTGAACCAGGGCTCGTAGTTTTGGAGCGCAAGGGCGCGGCCGGCTTCAACCGAAAGCGCTGGAGTGGTGAGGTCGAGACCGCCGCCCAGGGGGAAGTAGCTTGTTTTTGTTGGACCCGGCATCCTGCCTTCCTCTGGACTACTCAGCGATTATTTCAATAGTTCCCCCGGTGCGGAACCTGGAACTGTTCTTGTTCGGCAACTGCTTGTTTTCGAGCCGCGCCAGTTCTTGAAGATAGATGTCATTTCCCTGCGCAACGATCTCGGGGGCGTTCTCGTAGTTTCCGTACAGAATCAATGCACGTCCGAGTATAACACGATGAAAGCGCGGGGGGATGAGGGAAACGTCTGTGTCGGCCGACATTATCCCGGCATTCGGATCCAGGTAATAGTCACACTTTATGGTGTGCGCATCATTGGGGTACCCATCAACTTCCAGGGAATCATCGGGCATGACAACCACACGGAACGGCACGCCGGTACTTGTGGGGCGCACTTCGTCTTTGATGTCGTCGTACTCCACGGCCTCTATGAAGCCTTCAACGGTGGAGCCTGCCTCTATGATGCGGAAGGTTGGAAAGTCATACCAGGCGGGATCCTGAGCGGCAGGAAGCTGCTTTACCCCTCCGCTGGTTACCTCTTCGTATGTCGCACGAAGGAACTTCCAGTTGTCGTATAGATTCTGGATATACATGTCTGCGTCGATGATCCAATTCACCAGACGCTTGTACTCGCCCTTGGCGCCGGCAACAGTAGTGGGGGCGCTACCTGACGCCCCCGACTCTCTATGCAATGCCTGGACAAGTTCGAGCAGAGTGCTCACTCGGCATTGTCCTCAGCGGCCAATGCCCGTGCGTTTTCACGAAGGGGATCATCTACACCTTTTGAGGCTCCCGGAAGCCCAAGATCACCCAGGCTCGCAGCCGCACGCTCCAGGGACTTCTGGCGCTCCGTCTTCGTGCTGGCCTTGGGTTTACCGATAACGACCTGCGTGGTCTTGGTTCCAAGCCGGCGCTCTTCCATCGTTCGCGGCTTGGCGTCGGTGACATAATGCTTGTCTACCTTGCCGCTTTCGTTGCCGTGGAAGTCAAAATAAATACCGTCCTGCAGGTACCTGTTTTTCAGGTCCCCGCGGATGGTTGAATAGGGGCGGTTCTTGTCAAGGACGCGAGCCTTGTTATTCTCTCCACTCATAGGGCTTCTCCGTGTTTTCGAACGTGGTGTCCATCGGACCACGGCCGGAGATGCCTTCCTTGAGATCGGCTTTCTCCAGGAACGTCTTTTCATTCACGTTCGGATCGGTGTCGATATCCGCATATGAGATGATTCCGGTTACCAAATCGGCCATGGTGATTTCCTCCGTTAAGGGAAAACCTGGAGCCCCGTCAGGGGCCCCAGGTGCTTGCTTCCTGGCTCGGGATCAGCAGATCTCGAAAGACTTGCCGTTCTTGCTGGCGCTGGTGTCCGGGCAATCGGTCACCCGCTCGGGCGAGAAACCGGTCTTCGGATTCACCGAGTAGTCCACGACGGGACCGACTGCCTCGGCATCGAAGCCGGCCAGTTCAGCCACGCCGGAGCTCACGCCGGCAGATTCCTTCACCTTGCTACCTGCGCCGTTCGAAAGGCTCGAGGACGCAGCTGGGGGAGTGTAGTTCTTCATACCTATTTCCTCTTGGTTAAAGGGTTATGGCGTCAGCCGATTAGAACCACTCGACCACGACTTCGACGTTGGCCTGGCCAGTCGGGGTACCGACAGCCGCGACACAAGTCACAGTCAGGGTAGAACGGCCCAATTCGATGTCAACCTGGGAGCCGTCGTCGGCAAGTTCCAGAATGGCATTGTCTGCGACGTCGACAGTTTCGTCCAGCACCAGGCCGGTATCGAAATACTTGTCAGCATCGGAGCCATCGCCAACCTGGACACCGGCATCGCTGGTGGAGCCAGCGAAGTCTTCGGCGACCTGAGAGATGATGACGGATTTGACGCGACCGGCACGACCCTGGCTGCCCGCGGTGGGCACCGGAATCGTGATGGCGACGTCACTTGCGCCAAAGTCAATCAGACCAAGATCGTAGGTCTGCACGCGGGGATTATCGTAGCTCATATGTTTGTCTCCAGTTGAAGGTTATCAGGAGCGCCAGCTTACGCTACGCTATCCCAGACGATGATGCGCTGTTGCGCCAGATCGGTATGAACGATACCGTATCCGAGCAGTGCGTACCAGGCCACACCCCGGCTACGACCGTAGTCGGTCGGGATCTTGCCGCGGATCTCCTCCGGAATCGAGAAGGCCTCGACCACGGTGTCCGAACCGAAGAAGAAGATCTGATCCGAGTAGGTGAAACCCTTGGCAGGGACGTTGGTCTGCTCGACGTAGCGGATACCCTCGTACCGGCCCTTCTCGCCGTTCATGATCACCTGCCAGCCTTCAGCAGTATACTGATGAACGGATTCCAGCTCGTCCTTGAAGGAACGAAGCGTGGAGGGACGGGCGATGGCCATGTAGTTGTTGCCATCGAAAGCGGGGATATCACGTTCCGCCAGTTCGTCAGCAATCAGCTTGGCATGGGCCTTCAGGAACTCGCCGGTGTGGCTACCGCCGGGGGTGCCGTTGGTCGTCAGCGCATACGCCGTGGTGCTGGTGGCGGTGGCACGCAGAAGAGCCGTATTGAACTGGGCATACGCGGCGTTATCCAGCGCCTTGCGTGCGTCGTTCTTCAGGACCTTGTGGATGATTTCCGTGACCGGCTGCTCCGACAGGTCATCCAGCTTTTTGGTGAACGGCACGGACAGGCCGTACTCGGTCACGGTCAAGCTCTGCTGGCTGATCGTGAAGTTGCTTTCCGGCATGACCTGGGTCTCGTCCAGCTCGCCACCCTGATCGGCGGTGTCGCTGTAGATGTTCCAGTTGAACGTCTCGCCCTTGCCGACACCGAATGCTTCCCGGGCGTCACAAAACTGACGGAAACGGGTCATCGGCTGCAGCGCGGTGCGCAGCTTACGACTCAGATTCGCCGACCACATGTAGCCGCCGAGAGAGTTGGTGCTCCAAATTTGTCCAGCCATGGTGTACCTCCGTGTATCTTATAGGGTTTTCCTAGCCCTGGCCTCTTGCTGCACGCATCTGTTCAACGATACTTTGCGGCGTTTCCGGCGAGTCAGCGACTTCATTCGCTGGCACTCGGGCGGACGAGGGGCGGGGCATTGGGGTTAGGTTGCGTTTTCGATCGCGACGATCGCCAGGTATTTCCTCGACGGAAGGAGGTGCTTCGCCTTTC